AGCGGAGTCCAGAGTAAAGTCATCGACACTAGCGTCCCCTGCGTTCTGGAGAGCCAGTGTAAGCCCCTTTGCGATCTTTGCTGTGTCCGCTGCCGCTCCCTTAAGAGCCGAGTCGGAGGCGTAAGATGTAACATATACGTTATTGCCGGGGTCAGAAGCGTATATAGCACCGGGGAGAGTTTGATTCTTCTCCGTTTCCCCAGCGTGGGTTATTGTAACACCCGTAATAGCTCCACCAGAAATCGTGAAGTCTAAAGACGGCTGTTCATCCCACTGGAGGGTTCCCCAGTTTATCGTAGGAATATCGTCGTCGGCGTAACCTGTGCCTCCATCTGTGATTGTTATGGTGGATAACTCGTAATCCACAGCATCCCCAAATCGACTCACCTCATCAAAAGTCACGGAAAAACTCGCACCAGAACTAGATGAGCTACCTACGTCCTTGAATGACAGTCCATACTTCTTAGAGTAGTCCCCCTGCTTAACGTAGGCTAGTGCCTTGGAGTTATTGGCGGCATCTGATAACTGACTCCCCGCAGCTACAACCTTCGTAGTGTTGAGCAGGAAAGTGCTGTCGCCCACTGTAAGGGCTTTGAAGTTCTTGTGAGCGTCTGCTGCTGTAGTGTTAACAAGGTAGTCGCTGTCGTAGGCGTAGCCCCCGGTAACACCTTCAATCGTCGCTTCGTTCCCGGTCGCAAGGTTAAAGGCTCGCACAACTCCCCTGTTGTCCCCTCGCGTCCTGTTCTGGAGTGTAACAACATATCGCTCCGTGTCGCTGCGGTTGATGAAGTGAACAAAGTCACCCGCTTCCGCTACGCTCCCCAGCTTCTTAATCAGCCGTGCAGGAGGACGTTTAGTGAGTCCTTCAGTGACCGATGGGAGAGCGTTGTTTTGCTCCTCACACTGACCGGGGAAGCGCACAGTCGGTGACTGCTGGGAGACCCCTTGAATCAGGTTCGGAACGGCTGTTGTGATGTTAGCCATGTTTAGGCGATGTCGATTCTTCGGTTGATGCCGATGCGAGATGCTGCGTCGTAGTTATTGAAAATGGTGCGGTCGGAGTTGCGGCCTTCCGCTTCTTCCATACGGGACTTCGCCACTAGCTCGTCGCGGTAAATGAGAGCCTCCAGTTCCCGTGAGCCGACCAAGCGGTTCACAAGCATTCGTGAGGACTTGAGAGTAATGTAACGACGGGCTTGTTCGGGGATCTCCTCAAATTCCAAAAGGAATGTGATGTCCACCTTGAGTTGATCTTCGTCGAATACGTCTGTTTGTTCTTTACGGTCGAACAGTTTAAGACCGCGCTGGATAACATCCTTGGCGTTGTCCGTAGAGTCCACCTGCATGGTGTTCTCCGGTAGGACAAATTGGTTGTTACCGTCTGCCTCCAGCTTGTAATCTTGGGCAGTGTTGTAGTGCCACCCCTCTGACTGGACCTCGCGTGAAACTTCATCCAGAATACCTTTGGCTAAAGCAGCGGAAGGCGGGATAGCGGTAGAGTCAGCAATGCTGTTAACAGGAGCTTCGGTCAAGTAACCTAGCATGGTGTTAACAGAATCTAGTTTGGTCGTAAGTGTAGCCATTGGGAAAAGAAAGAGAAAAAGAAAGAGCAGCCCTGCCCTCACAAGGAAGGCAGAGCCACTCAATTTAGGGGTTATGCGTCGTTCTTAATTTCGAACGATGCTTCAGGACGGAGAACTCCGTGGCCCATAGCATACTTAGCAACGAACAGAGTTCCTTGCAGTTCGATCTTGTAGTCCGACTCAGTGGCGAGGTCGAGCAACTTCACAGTGCCGACTGCCGATGGGTGTCCACCGATGATGGTGGATTGGGACAGGTCGCCGTTGTAGCCAGTTCCGCTGCCACCGAAGACATCGTTACGAGCGTTGTCGTCGTCCTGATCTTGCGCTGCCTCAGCCACATCGATATCAGCGAAGTGGTTAGACTTGTAGATGCGGAAGCCAGCAGCCATTGGAAGCGTAGCGTTCGACACGTTACCAACACCACCGAAGTCGCGGTTGATAATTTCCTCACTGGAAGACAGGAGGGTGTAGTAGTCCGCTGGCTTCAGGATAGCGTAACGCTGTCCGTCGTTCGGGATGTCGTTCTCGTCGAGCTTCTGGGCAGCGATAAACAACTCAGCTACCAACTCTGCGGCGGTAGGGGTTGCTCCTGCGAAGGTTCCTTGCTGCGAGATGCCAGCACTACCACCAGTGATCGTGGTTGCAGAACGGGCTGCGGCCACAAGGGTCTTCATGGTAGCGAGGTCGAAACGCTTCGCAAGTGCCTTACCAAGCTCCCGGGCGTAGATCGAGCGAACGTCGTAGTGGTTCTTAAGCTCATCAATGTTGGAGATGAACGTGGAAGCCACAAGGAGGTCGTCGATGTTGATGACCTTCTCAGCATGCTTGATCTGACTCAGGTAGCTGTTACCAGCGTCAGCGATGTTTTGACCGGGAGTATGATACTTCGCGGTCGCGATTCCGGTCACAGGGAACTGTGCGGATTTGCCGTTGGAGATGGTGCGGACCGTGTGCAGGTCTTTCATCACATTCATCTCTTCAAAGGTGGTCAGGATCTCTCCTGAGAACACCTTAAGGAACAACGCTTGAGCGTCGTCCGCTGCGTTGACTTGTCCCAAGCGGGACGAGGTAGTGTCGCCGTTAGCCATAGTAGTATTAGGTTGGGTGGGTAGTTAAGGGTGTCCTCACTCGGATGTATCCTTGGCGTGGTTCAGAGTTATTGATTGTCCACAGCAGTGGGTCTCATCTTCGGCCTCGCAGGAGTCAATCGTTATGATGACTTGGGGTTCCAGCACCACCAAGCGCGTTATGCAACTTGAAACAATGGTGAAGGAAGTTGTGTTCTCGTCGTCGTTATCCCCGCATTCGCTAGGATGCCACGACTCGACTGTAACGTAGTCATCTTCAATGACGCTTAAACGTCCTTGGACTACGCAAGCCATAGGACCAATACCGTTTTCACAGTGGTCCCAGAAAGTGATTTGTAGGGGTGAGCCTACGGTTAGGTGAGTGGAAAGCTGTCTCATTTTTTGGGTGTCTCTGGTGTGGGAATTAAAACCAAAGAACAGAGCCTCTTCCGTAAGGGCAGCAACACGCTCAGAGTGTATCCAATGAGCGTTATTTGAGCGGAACATTACTCACCGCGCTCCTCTAGCGGACCCTGTTCTCAAGGTCGTTGATGTAATGAAGCATCCCCCCTATCGTCTGCTTCTCCTCTGCGGAGAACTGGTGCGTCTTCAACTCCTCCAAGAACTGCGGGATTCTCGTCTCCGTCATCGGAGGCATCACGCACCCGCTCGTCAATAGCGTCAACCCAAGCGTCAATAACATCATCATAAACGCGATGCCGCTTGAGATATTGTTGCCTCTCATACTCGTAAAAAGAACGGCGCAGTAACCCTTCCAGCTTGGGGAATAGGAATAGGATTTTGACTAGTAGGGCTACTGCGCTCACGAATTAAGAGTCTTTAGCTTTGCCGATGTTAAGGGCAAGGAAGTCCACGACCTTGTAGACAGTCTTGACGATGCCGTCGTCCTTGGGCGTAGGCGTAAGGGCGGCTAGTGCTGAAGCAGCAGTGACAACAGCCGTAGCTGCTCCCAAGATAGCTTCAAAGTTATCGACAATAAACTTAATGATTTCAGACATGATTAAATAACAGTTGAGATTGCCAGCCTTTGCTCAACCTGCGCTCGGTAGGCTGGGTCATTACCGTAGCGGGGATCTTTCATTGCCTCAGTGACTTGTGCCGCTGAGTTAAAGGGTCTAGCACCTGAACCTTGGGTGTCTCCTTGGACAAGCGATACCGGGGAACCTCCGTCCGCGACAAAGCGAGCATACACCCCCCGGATCGCCATTGTTGCTGCTCTCGGGTCTCCAGATTCCACAGTCTCATTGAAGACTGTTTGCTCATCGTCAGTCAACGCAGTAGACGCCCACTCAGACATAGCCTCGTAGTTCTCCTGTCCTCCGACCTCACTCATCAAAGAAGTGGTTCGCTGCTGCGATACGGAGGACACGCCTTCGATATACATATCAACAAAGTCACGGGAAATACCGTTAGCTTCTAAAGCTGCGTAGGTCTGCTCAGAAAGCTGTCCGCTCTCTGAAAACTCCTCAGAAGCCTTGGTCACTGTGGAGCCTACAGCTTCTTGAACAGAAGGCTGCTCTGCTTCGCTTGGTTCCGCTTCCTCTGAGCCTTTAGCGTGGAAGTCCTTTTCCAAGGATGCGTAGGCTTTCGCCATGTCCTCAGCAGACTCAAACTTTTCAGGGAGCCACTCAGGACGCTCAGAAGTCTCCTCAGTAGAAACATCTTCACTTGTTTCCTCTTGTATAGGGGTCTGCTGCGTCTCGCGCTGCTGCTTGGCCTCGTCTTGCATCTCTGCCTGTTTCTCCAAGGTGATATTCTCGGATTCGGTAGGCTCGTTGATTTGGATGGATTCCATAGTTAACTGACTGGTTCTTCTTCTTCAGTCGGTTGCAGATTACCTGCCATTGACTGGTCATTCAAGGCTTTAATTCCCGCTGGACCTAGTTTCTCAGTCATTTGCTGCATCTGCGCCATCTGCGCCTCCTGCTGCATTTGCTCCTGAGACTTGATAAGTCCATCGGTCTTGATGCCAAGTGCCGTCGCACGACGTTTGAAGTAGTCTTCGATGTTAACAAACTGGGTAATAGCTTGAGGACCAACGACTTGTGCTGCCCCGGCAAGGAAGAGATCCAGCTTGGAAAGG